TTTGATATAATCGCCTTCTTCCCTTGTTGCCTGTAGATTCATGAATACCTGTTCAATTGCTGATTTTGCTTTCAAAATGGACACTCCCCTTTTTCTTTGAATGGATCAAACTCTGTTCCATGCTCGGTGTAATACTTACCGTCCTCTATCCTAAAAACGCCCTTTGCTTGGAGTTCTGGTGATACATCGTTGCCTTTAATCTTTGAAAATCCTTTCTCGTTGAGATAGCTTTGGAATTTCGTAGCATTGAATAGCGTTGAAGGTCTTAGATACTTTTCCCATTCTGTGCCTTTCCATGTCTTGACCTTTTTGTCAATGACAGTGAAGAAGTCCTCTTTCGTGAATCCTTCATTTAACCTTTCATTGATGAATCCTTTATGTGCTTTGGTTGCTTTGAATCTTGATGAAGTCTTTTCATTGAGATAGGAAATTATTTCCTCGGAAACTTCACTATATATATTATCAGTACTTTGTTTATCAGTACTTTGTGAAGAGTTAGTACTTAGTAGCTGTTGATTGCCCGATTTCGGTTTATCCGAAAGTCGGTTTTCCATAGGGTCGGTTTTCTTTACCGATTCACTGATTGTATAGTCCCATCCAGAGAATTTACCACCTTCTCCCTTACACCTTTCTTTTGTGATATATCCAAGTTTTTCAAGCTCTTTGAAAGCTGTATCTATTGCAGTGATACCTTCTGTGAAGTGATTGTAAAGCTCTGATTTATAGAGCTTCCAATCATCTGGCAATGTCATGATGTAGGCATATATTCCCTTTGCTCTTGCTGAAACATCTGAGCGTTGGAAAATCTCATTTGATACGATTGTGTAGTTGTCAGTTTTGTTTTTGATGCGTTGTATAGTTTGTTGCATATTACTTCTCCATTTCTTTCTTGATAAGTTCTCTGAACGAATCATTATCAGTATATTTTGCAATATATTTACAAGCAATCTCATACGCTTCATTGGCTTCTTGTTCTGTTTTATAACATCCTAGGAAAATCTTATTTTTATATATTACAATACGTGATTGCCAATCATTATATCCTTTACGATAGCATGCCCCAACCAATCTACCCGCTCTATGTATTTTCCTATTTTGTTGATTTTGCCTTCTTGTAACAAGTCTAAGATTTTCAATTCTATTATCTAGCTTATCACCATTTATATGGTCAATTTCCATACCTTGAGGTATATCTTTACCTGTTGACAATATCCAGATAATAACATGGTAAGATATATGTATCCCATTAAGCTTTACTCGGCAGTAACCATCAGTGCAATTTTTTTTATTATCAACAACTGTCCATTTTCCATTAGGATAATGATAATTAAGTCTTTCCAAATTCCCATTTCTAATCCTAAATACTTTCTTTAATTCATCAACATCAATTGGCTTTCTATTTGGCATAAAAAAACTCCCCTATAAGTAGCCCCTGCTTCCGACCATTACAAATGCGAACAGGGTGCATTTTGCTTTGGACAAGGGCTACTTATAAAGGAGTAACTCCTGTTCCGTACACCAACGGTGTAGATGGCTTGCTATCGGAAGATTGCTTACCATCTTTAACAGTATACCCCATACCCCCTCATAAGTCAATCTTACCATTGTGCAAAAGCCTATGACAGTGCTTGCATAACCAGGTTACATCAAGAGGTCGTGAGTAGTCCTTGTGGTGCGCTTCGGTCTTTGTTGCCCCACATATCGCACAAGGCTTAGGCACAAGCGTTCCGTTGCGCTTGGCTGTCCTTACCGCCTGTTCCGCCCTGTAGCGTTCGGGGTGGGTTTTGTAGTACCGCTTGTTCCAAGATTTCTTGATCGCTTTGTCTTTGTATGGCATTGTTCCTCCAAGTCTACCAGCTTCTCTGCCTGCATCATTTCCCCTCTAGAATCATAGCCCAGATTGAAGGTCAGTAGGATTTTCCCGATGTCCTTGAATACTTTGTATGATTCTAGGGTGAACCCATGAGCTGCCCTCTGTACTCTTTCGTGAATGGTATTACTCTGCATTGCATTTGACCTCTATGTCATATGTTCCGGTAAGGCAATCATTGGGTCCTCTGGTTGTAGAATACCCTGCAAAGAATTTGCAACGCTTGCACCACGTGGACCCGATACGCACATCGTAGCTCTTGAAATAATGTGGACAAGGTTGTTGAGAAACCCCGTTGACTGATTTGCCTTTGATAACCTTCATGCTAATACCCTCCAGAATGCACGAGGATTGCGCCTAGTCAACGCAACCCATTGTGGATTAGTAATCTTTAAACGAATCCTCTAGCATCTTGAATAGAGCTAGCACCGTTTCCGCTAGAAGATGCTCGTAGAGGTCTGGAGAGTTGCCTACTTTGATCGTATGTATCTCCATGTTTGTACGTGCATCATCGTCCCAATCGTAGCCTACAAGCCATTCGATTCCGTTGTACTCTAGTATCTTTTCCATGGGTCCTCCTTGTATCGCCTAAACTGTGGTTAGATAACACCATCATTATAAGCATCAACAGCAACTCCGCCATTATCGCAATAAAGGCTTTCTCTTGCTGTGTAAAAGTCCTCATCACTGTCTGGGTCAAGACCCCAATCCAATACTCTCTGCATGATTTCATTCTCTGTGAAATTTCTCATATCGGTCTCCTTTAAGTATCGCCTAAATCCTCAGTAAGGATTTGAGCAATACCCCCTCCGAAGAGGGGATAAGTTGGGTTAGTATCCTCTTTGCTCAGCACGCATTTCCAGATAAACCTCACAGCACACGCAATCCTCACCAGAGCAGTGTTCGCAAGGGTCATAGCTGCTCTGTGATTCTTTAGGGCTGAATCCTAGATACTCATTTTCTGCTTCCATCATATCCAATTCGTATTCGTCCATATCGTTCTCCTTTTCTTAACTGATAACTCATGTTACACCCTGTAGTAAATTCTGTCAAGGGAATAGTTGATACTAGTAGAAGTATTTTGGCATAAAGATGCCCTGCCTGGAAAAGGAGGAAAACCAAGCAGGGCAAAAAGGAGGTATGAAACGAAAGATACCTAAATCATACACCTTATATCCAATGTGTCAAGCATAGTCAAAGGAATAGTCGTGATATTCGTCCCCTACATTGATAAGATTCCGTATTCGGTACACCTTGATACCTGTTTCTTTCTCTGCGTCAAGAATACTCTTCACCACCTTAACCTTCTTGCCCTTGTAGAATATCATTATTCTCTGTGGCTTATCATCTGTCTTGACGGTATAACCATCAAAGGCCTCTCCGGTTGATAGATAGATATTGAGGGTGTAGGGTGAGATACCCAAGTACTCGTAGGCTTCCTTCTTGGTCTCAAACATCGCTTCATACTTGTAGATTTTAATCATACTTCCCCCAAGTCAATAAGCGAACCGCTAGATGTCTCTGTACCTATCCAGAGCTTCCCGCTGACCACCTTTGTATCAATGGTTGCTATGTCGGTGAGCTGGTAGCCTGTGACGATCAAATGTAACATCCCTTTCGGCCCATAGTGTGCAATAAATATATCTAGGGAATAATCGCCTACCGTTATCTTGGTAAAGTCGTTGATGATGTAGGTGGTGTGGTTCCCCTTCACTGTGTTGTTCTTGTCTACCTTGAATGCAGACATTTTTTCTTCTACTTCTTGTCTGGTCATGTTGTCTCCTTTGCTCCTTTGATAGATACAGTATATAGCTAGTAGTAAAATATATCAAGGGAAAGGTTAAAAGAAAAGCAGATATTTCTACCTGCTTATAATCTCTATGACCTCCAAGTAATACCCTTCCATGTCCTTGATATACACCTCTTGCTTTTCGATGTGAGAGAGGGTATTGGTGAGCCTTATACCAGCGTCCTTTATGGTCTCTATTGGTGCAAGGTAGGGTCGCTCGGGTGGTGCTACAAGCTCGGAGTACGGGGTGATTGAGGGTGGTGGAACCGTCTTACACCCTACGGTTAAACTTATCAAGCATAGAATTGATAGCGTCAAGAGTCTCGCTGTCGTCTTGTGTCTCCTGGATTGCCTGTTCATTCTCCACCTCCTTTTGATCTATTTCTTTCTCGTGCTGCACCGCTTCCTTGACGGTCTCGGTTTCCAGTTCCTTGACTTTCTCGGTTGCAAGCTCTTTTTCTTTGTCCTCCAGCTTCTTCTCAGCCTTCTTGGTCTTGTGCTTCTGCCACGAAAAGAGAGCGTAGAAGATGGCGGTGAGGACTCCTAGGATACCATAGATGATGTTACTTATCATGCTTGTATTTCTCCAAGGCCGAATTTGCCCCGATGGATGCTATGAGGGTCATGTATAGTGGTGCAAAGCCCTTGAGAAAGTTCACATACCCTTCCATGTCGAACGCTTCAAACCATGAGCCTACCAAGCCCATGATGAACCCTATCGCCAATATCGCTAGTGTCAGATTCTTAGCCATTTATTCCTCCATCAAGATTTGCTCTTTGCAAACCTTCCTTGAAAACTCGTCAATGGTGCTCTTTGCTGTACGGATTTTGTTCTTGGTTCTCTCGGCATTACCGTTCAATACACCCTTCTCATGCAAGGCATCGACAAGGCTTTCCTGTGCTTCAAGCACCGCACCAATAGCGGTTGTGAGCATGTGTATCTGCCCTGCTTGCCTGTTGTTCAGCTTGACCAATGTGCTTACCTTGTCTCTTTTCTTAATCATATACATCAGAAATCCATTCGATGCTAGGAGGAACCCAAGTCCCACTACCAATAACTCTTGTATCATCTTACACCCCCAAAACCGTACATGCAACCACAATTCCCAGAATATCTGCAATCAAATCAGCCACACTGAGTTTGCCATATCGCAGCTTGTCCCAAATTTCCTTTGCCACACCAAGCAAGATACCTACCGCAATCGCACCGTTTATGTCCCACTTGTCTGCCAGCGTGTACACCAAAGCGTAGGTGATGGCAAAATGTGCTACTTTGTCGATGTGCTTTACTAATAGATTCTCAATAAGCATTATTAAGCGTTTAATAGCACCTCCGTAGTACCTCCCCGATGCCTACCGTAAGATTCCGCATCTGCTCACCAAGCGCATAGCGCTCGCTTTTCGGTAGCTGTGTCACTACACACTTGAGGATGTATTCAGCCATGTCCTCCCACTTCTGGTAAGCAATCAGTGTATTCCCCATATTCCAGTCTCCAGTGTTCAGTTGGTCAGTGTACGATAAAAAGCGGGACGGAAACCGAAGGTGTTGTGCGAGAACGAGCGCTCGTTGTTCGCGCTGCGATACCCGAGCCCAGCGCGCGACGTGTCGTACCAGTAGCCACCGGCGCAGCCGAGCCGTTCGCCTACATTGCGCATGTACTGCGTTCCCAGCGGTGAGTTCGCGAGTGGAGGCATGATGCCTAGCACACGAAGAATGTCGTGAACAGTTACACCTGCTTTTGCTGCAAGAGTCGAGAATGTATTCACGCCGTATGCGCTAGTATCTGGAGCGGCATTTTCAATGGCGATATTCAGCCTGAATCCCGCCGTACCAGCTGGAGCTGGGACACTTACATAATCCCATTTGTAGGTGTCTGTCGTTCCGGGAGCCACGAGAGACCCGTCTTGGAGGATGGCCTTCCAAAGTGTGGATACTGCGCTCTGGTCCTTGGTGTTGTCAGCTGCATCGTTGTTCTGGATTACCTGCAATTCGCCTTCATTGATGCGGTATCCTCCGTTCCATTCACGCACATTTCCTCTAAGGTCAGCAGGTGAGAAAGGAGTACCATCAAGATGCCAGCCTACTGGTCCACTACCGGTAAGGGTAGGACCTATCTTGCCATCACTATAGACATACGAGTCGCCAGCGCTTCCGAACTCAGTAGAGTCCTGATAGCTCTTGCCATAGTAGTCATTCCCTCTCGGCTGGTATCCTTCACGGATTGCCAGCAGGGAAAGATATGCCCACTCAGCATGCGTCATTAGGTGATGACCTACGCCCTTTGCAGCACATAGAGAAAGCGCATTGTCAAATGTAGTGTAATTGGCTGGAGACAATCCCCTGAGAGATACCGCATGATTCGTACCTGCTACCTTTCCAGCAAGATATTTGCCTACAAGGATTTCAACGATGCTTCCGTTTACCATGAAAGCAGGATGCAACGTGTTCACTGATGTGAAGTGCGTTCCACCGTTGCTGAGATAATCAAGCCTTGCTTTCTCGTCTGGCTTGTACACAGTGTATACACTCGGCTTGCTGTTTGCATCGAAAATGACAGTATTCCGCCCGAGCGACAGGTCCTCGATTCGGGCCTTGTAGTCCGCCTGTTTGGTTGCATCGGTGATGGCGAGAGCGGTTCCTGCAAGGGCTTCCTTGGTGAGTGCTTCCTCTACCTCAATAATATTGTCTAAAATCTGTTTGGATGTGTATTGTCCGCTTACGTATGTCATACGATTCCCTCCATATGGTCATGTTCCTCAACTACTGGAAGAGGGAACAATTCTGCGTGATTCTCTCGGAAATCCCTCGCAAGGGTGGGGACGTAGGCGATCGCCTGCTCCTCCGTTCCAATTACCGTGTTGCTGGCGCCCTGTTGCACCCCTTCATCCATGAATGAGACGGATACCAGCCATTTGTTGGCCTCGATGTTTGTTATGGTGTGTGTCATAATTCGATTACCTCCACCTTTACTTCTGCCCCTGTTGCGATTGCATAAACGTCCTGTACGTTGTTCGGATCAAGCAACACCTTGACCGTTTTCTTCGGGTCTAGAAGGAACCCGATTTTCTCGGTGATTGAAGTAGAGCCGATTCTCACGGTTCGTACCTCATCGAGATTGGTGACGACCATGACCCTGCGTCCGACCTTTGCGGATGAGGGTACCTTGGCCTTGGTTGATGTGACGGTCTGGATGGTCACCACAGGAGCACTCGTCATATCGAGTGTATCCGGGGAAACGTCCACCATCTGTTGCATCTGGATGCCGTTGGGCAACAAAATATCTATAGCCATTTAGACTACCTCCGTATATGTGGTCACTAGATGACCGTTCTCAATTTTTCTGCTTACCATGTATGTAATCCCCTCGTAGGTGAGGGTGTCCAAGCCTGTGAGACGTTCATCAATCGGCTCCACCGCATCCTTGACACTCTTGGCTACTGAGCCTTCGGTTTCGGAGTCAGCTTCCAAGGTATCAAGTCTTGTCTCATGGTCAGCAAGCGTGCCCTCTGCGTCAGTAATTCCAAGGGTTGCTTTTGCGTTGGTCTTGGTTATCGGTTTGATTTTCTGTTCCGACACATCTTCCATGACAAAAACATCATCATCTTCTAGGGCTGTTGCGTACTCCCTCTGTGACGGTCGTTTAATATCAGCATCTGTAAGTGTTGCCATTATCTGCTCCTTAGCCTTAGCTCAATCTCGTTGCTATCCGGTAGCCATTGTATCCCAATGACTTGCCCTGTCAGTGTCCCAAAATACTCACGTACATTATCATCATAGCTATACGCTTCTGTAAAGGTCTCGTCGTAGACTTCACCAATCACCCCGTCAGCGTCACCCAAAACCCCGATTGTATCCCCTAGCAAGTATGTCCAGAGGGAAGGGATGATGTCGCCTTGAGTGAGCAGTGATACCGTAGCCGATACCATGTCGTATATTCTTGGTGTGGGATAGGTCTTTGCGTCCACCCGAAGCGTTACGATTGGTCGTACTACCGATATATCTTCCATGACCCTTAGAGCCTTTTCTTCTGCGTCAGCCTGTGATGTTAGGATACTCTCGTATTGCTGTACCTTTTCAATGTGGTGCTCGTTTATGACATCTGATTTGTAATCGGTGTTCTCGGTGTACTGATACCTTCCTGTCCGGTGATTCTTTGCATATTTAACCTTGCACGATGAAGCGTACAATTCGGCGTTGCGTAGAACAGGCATGTCGGAGTTGCGGATGTCAATGGCTGTGATGGTTGCGGATATGCTTCTGCTCGGATCGTCTCGTCTTAGCGTGATTCTCTCCAAGTCCTCATATCTGAATCCCCAATTACAACCGTTCTGGATCAGTTCAATCCATTCGTAAACCTTCTTAGCTTCGTCCATGTAGAGATACACATCATCCAAGTAAGCCTTCTCCGCTTCCCACTCGGTGGTGTTGTAGTTGCTGTCGTTGTAGGCTATCCCATTCACCCTAGAATTGAGGTCTGCGATTATATCCCCAGGATTGCTGTAATCCCTCATGCGTCCGGTGACATAGACTGCTTTCAATCCGTTGTGTGGGTCACTCCCATCCCTAGCGCATTGGGCATCGGTGAGGGTGAAGGTGCCGGAAGTTGAGAACGCTGCATGGCTTACCTGTGTCAAAACATCGTCATAGGTGTAGACCTGTGAGATACTGGTAGCTACCTCAGCCCAACGGAATGTGACCGTTCCGGAGTTGTCTGCTATCGGGAATGCCGGAACCTGTATGACGTCCCCGTAACCGTCTGGTAACAGCTCGCTCTTTGTATCCCATCCGTCTGTTGTGTCGTATGCGTCCAGAACAGTGAACTCCTTGCTAGGTGTTTCTACCTGTAATCGCTCCCTCTTGTCCGCTACCTCAACGTTGAACTCGCTTGTGGTGAGAGTGTAGTCCCGGATGTATCCAGTGAACATGAGGATTAAATCATCATAGGTATCGCCCTCGTCCCCCATCTTGATTCTTAGGATGTTACCGTAGAGCTTCTCGTCCACATCAAAAAGCCCGTTGTCATTGACTAGGGAAACTGTACCACCACCAAAGCTCATGATTCCGTATTGCAAGGGGTCGGCTTGGTCAGAGAGTGAGGGAATGCTTTTGATCAAAGGTTGGTAGAGTTGGTTGCGGAAGTATCTAACCGTATCAGAGGTGAATCCGTAGGCAACACCTGTCAACTCAATTACGCTGTCCGGTGTCCAGTCATGAGGGTAGTGGATATAGAGGGTTTGGGTGTCGTAGTCAAAGTAGAAGCTGTTCTCTTGGTTTACACAATCTGCAATGCTGTCAACAACCTCTACTTGGAGCGTATAGGATAGCATGACAGAGGTGATATTTAGGATTGTGGTAGGGTATGTCCCGTCTGCCCCGAAGGTATCAGTCCAGTAGGAAGCAACAACACCAGACACGACAGAAGAATACACAAATGGGGTGTATGGGTTGAAGGTGCCTGTATAAAGTGCTGTCTTGTCTATCTCTACTACTGTGTACATCTATATTTGTACCTCAAATCGGGTGTATCCACCTTGCAAACCGCTCCAATGGGACTGCGATACTACAGGGTGCATACACATATGTTCTAATCTTATTGTCGCAAAGTCAAAGTCGTAAGAAGCACCAATGGTATAGAAGTCTTGCTTAGGTGCAAAGCGGAATGGTTGCCATCGTGAGAAGTCCATTTCATTGCGGTAATTGCCATATAAGGAAAGATTACCGATTGGTTGAGTTAAGGTAATATCTACATAGAACTGTCCTTGCTCTCTACCATTCAGTGTGTAATCTTGCACACCAAATGTGACGCTAGGAGTGATTGCGTAGAGACTGAACAAGATGGATATAACGGCAATTAATAATAGTTTTTTCATATTACCACTTTTGTTAAGTTATTGTTATATTTTGTAGGCAGACCAAACATAATACGCTGTAGTGTATAAGATAAGTCATCCGTATACCTTTTAGCTCTAAGCTCATACTCAACCTCAGCCATCTGTGACCCTCCTCCACCATATACAAAAAGATAGAACAATGCATCCTTCCCAGATATCGTAAAACTATGCGTGTTTTCTAAGACCTCCGTTTCATTTATCACTTCGCTTGTGTAAAAGGCAGTTGAAACTCCATTGTTATAATACCTTGCGGATAAATACACATTACCACTTCCACCCTTATTATTGTCTATATGAATATAGAATTGATAATCACCTTTAGGTAAAAAAAGCTCTATGAGGTAACTAGTTGTAGACCCATCAATGGCCCAATAAAAATCGGTGGTTGTAAGTTGATGTATGATAGAGTACGTTGAACTCTGTAATGTACTTGGGTTCCATCCACCCCCTTTCATTGTTACTTGTTCAAAGGTAGGGCTTGATGTAGTATTTACAGCTTGATTGACACGCCCGTTCAATGTGTCAAGCTCACCATCTATATCATGTCCGTCTACCGTACCGCCAAGAGTTATGTTGTCGGCTACGTTTAAGCTCTTGAATGTCCCTAGTGATTGATTGTGTTGCTCAAATCGGTATTTTGTCCAACTCGTGCCACTCTTGATTAGCATGTAGGGCAAGAGGGTGTAGGAACCGCTTATCATGGCGTTGTACGCACTGTTCCAAGCGTATGAGGATATGTCGGTTACATACTCCGCTGTGAGGGTGTCCGTACCGCTTACTCTGATGTATACCGTACCATCTGATGGGCTTCCGCTTATCGTTGCGTCTGCGGTGTCCACGATGTATAGGCTACCCCCATGGGAGATATACGCCCCTTGCTTTATCGTGGGTGCAGTTGTCCCGTTTGGGTCGCTTATGATAAAGGCTTGTGAGTTTATCTGGTTGATGAAAGCCATGAGGTGGGAGTTTTGCGCTTGGTAGTCTGCAACGGTTGCAGGAATTGAACTTGGTGCGGTTATCTTGGTTATTGCCATTAATTTACCTCCGTAAAGCTAAAGCTAACATCATCCCCATCATAGCGGTGGGTTACCGAGAGGGATGAAGTGAATACCCCATAGAGGGGTGAGAACATGGTAGGAGAGGATTCCCACAAGTCAAGGAAGAACGGAACAATCAAACCACAAGCAATGAAGGCTTGTTCCAATGCTTCACGCTCTGAGTAGGACAGAATGGGGATGGATACCGTGCCACTTCTTAGGACGCTTCCCCTACGTCCTGCCACTTGGTAATCGCTGGAGAAGGTTGCAACATCAGTGCTGTTCATCGGCATGTCTTGATCGGCTTCCTTGTCGTATTGGAGGGAAGAGCCTAGGAAGATTGTCCCCACGTAAAGCGTAACCGGAGCCGATAGCTCTATCTCAGCCTTGTATGCCAAGACCTCCCCATGTGCCCTGTTATTGGTGATTGTCCATGTGTCCAAGAGGGTATCGGCTAGGTCGTAGAATCTGACCTCTATAGCAGTAGCGTTGTGGTAGGCTATGAAGAATGAATTGATCGTTACATCTTTTCCGAAATTGACACTGATGGTTGCGCTTAGCACTCCGTCTACTGTGCGGTATACCTTGCGCTTCCAAGGGTCATGGATGTTGGCTAGTGGGTAGTTGGCATTCTCGCTCGTTGTGGTTATCGTTGCGTCCTTCAGTTTGTTGTCATATGCTAATATCATTTTACCACCCTCGCTGATATTCTTCCGTACTGTCCGGCATTGATTCCCCTTACGGTAGTTTCGCCTATCACCCTTCCATCCAATTCTACCACAAGATGGATTGGTACGCTAGTGTTACCACCACTCGGAGCAATGGTAACGCCCTCCTGCCTAGCCTGTTCTGCGATAGGAGCAGGAAGTATCATTTCATTTCTATGCACTACCGCCTGTGTGTCGTCTGGTATGCGGATGGAGCCGACATTGAAGGATGGGAGTGGTTCACTTTGGATTGCGGCAATCTGCGCCGCTCCGGTCCCTACTGCCATTGCTGACAATCCAACGCCTGCAAACCCTCCAGGATTGGCAAGGAAACCAATAACTGCTGATGCAGTATCAATAATCGCTTGGAATGTGCCTTGTGCTTTCTTACGCTTCAAATCCTCTATTGCAAATTGCTTCTTGGCTTCTTGCAACTCTTCTTCTGTGGCTCCTTCCTGTTCCATCCGTTGCAATTCTGATTCATGTGCATTGCTCTGGACCTTATTGATCGAACCCCACATGGAAGCGATAGAACCACCCACATCAAATGCGTAGTCTATCCAAGCGTCTCTTGCCCTTTCCGCTTCTTCCTTTGCCTTGTCTGCCTGTTCTTCATTGAGTTTAGCAAGCTCTTCCTTCTGCCATTTTGCAACATCTACAATTGAAACACCAGCTTTAAGAAATGCGTCTGCCTGTTCTTGTATCGATTGCATTTCCTTGTCATAGTCCGATTGCCTATAAGAGTCCAAGAGCTTGTAAGCGTCAAACATGCTTTGTGTGCGCTCGTTGTAGCTGTCTTGGATAGCTTTGTTTCTAGCATCTGTTTCAGCTTTTACCTTAGCGGTCTTTTCTTCTTCAAGAGCTTTTTGCTTATCGGCTTCCTCTTTGGCCTTAGCAGTTTCTTCCTCTCGGTATTTCGCTATCTGTTCCGCTTGCCATTCTGCAACTTCCTTGATAGACACCCCTGCTTTGAGATATTCATCAGCTTGGTCTTGGATAGCCTTGAAAGCCTTTTCCTTGTCGGTCATACGTGATTCTTCTATGCTCTCGTATGCCGATTTTCTCGCTTCTGATTCCTTGTTGAACGCTTCTACTGCGGCGTCCGCTTCTGCCTGTCTTTGCGCTTCAAGCTCCTCTGATTTCTTTACCGCTTCTGCATCTGCCTGTGCCTGCGCTTCCCTGCGCTTTGTAAGCTCTTCGGTAACAAGGCGGAGAAGTTCCGTAGAATAGGTGTTCTCACCATTCAGCCTTAGAAGCTCCTCTGCATTTTTAAGTTCTGCATCAGTTGCGCCCTTGAGATTTTCAAACTCCTTCCTTGCGTTTTCCAGTGCCTTGTCTCTTGCCTGTAATTCCTCTACCTGTAGTCTCACGCTTTCTGCGAAGTTCTCATTTATGTTTGCAAGGGTGGATATTTCAACTTGTCCGTTAATGACTGCATTAGCTATGGTAAGTAGACTTGACTCAAAAGAAGCGTTCTCTTCAATGAGGTCGCTTTGGGTTTCGAGGAGTTTAAGCTGTGCTTTTTCTAGGTTCTCTTGTGCAGTTTTCAGCTTCTTTTTCTCACGGAGAAGCGGTGTTATTTGGCTTGTTTGTTGTTGATAGTTATCTATCTCTTCACGCTGTTCTTCGCTGTAGCTGTTGATAATGGCAAGCGATTCATCTATTGTCTTTTGATACCCTTCTTCCTCACGCTTGAGGTTGGATATACTTCTTTGGGTATCTTCGTAGTTCTTACCTACCTCAGCAATCGCTCGATTTACCTGTAGATTGATACGCTGTTGTTGTATCTCTAGCAGAGCCTTTTCTGATTCGGTAAGATTCCCTATGGGATCGTTTAGCTTTTCGGTTACATCTTTGTACGCTTGCATGGACTCTGCAAGGTTTAGGGTAGATTCTTCTAGCTTTATTGCAGATGAATCTTGCCCCAACATCTTATCGGAGAGTGTGACCATAACCCCTAGGATGGGTTCTATTGCTTGGTTCTTCCACCCTTGGTAAGCACGCTTCAGCTTATCTATGTTATCCGTCAGCACTACGCCTTGGTCTACAAGCTCGTCTCCCATGACCAAGCCAAGCTCATGCGCCTTGCCACGCATTTCTTCTATGGCGTCCCCACCTGCATTAAAAGCAGGGGAAAGCTCTGTTGCACTTCTTCCTAGGAGTCTGTTTGCTATCGCTGTCCGTTCGGTCTGGTTCTCCATGTCGGAGAGTGCAATAAAAACCTCATTGAATAAGGTTTCTTGGTCTTTCATCTTCCCGTCAACATCTGTGACGGATATGCCTAGCTTGTCAAACTCATCCTTGTATTCGGCTACCCCGTCCTTGGCTTCAGCTGCGGCATTGGATAGGGTTTTCACCCCCATCTGTAACCCATCTACGCTCGCACCACTTTGGGAAAGGATAAAATCCCACTCCTGGAATGCTGTTCTGCTGATACCGATTTTCTGGGACATTTTATCGACACGATCAAGAGCTGTTGAGGTTGCTATAGCCAAATCACCAAGTTTCTTGATTGAAGCTGCGATAGCGGCAACGGTAACACCTGCAAAAATCTTGTCAGCAACACCTCCAAACTTTGTTACCTTGCCTTCGCTCTTGTCGATTGACTTGTCAAAGCCTGTGTTGTCTCCGGTGATTTTATATACTAATTGCTCTATGATTCTCATTTAGTGTAATCCCTTGGTGATACCGTTACTTTCTGCTTTTTCCGCAAGATATACTTGTCCCAAATCTCTTTAGGGATGAAAGCTCCTGCGCTCTCCAAGTCTTTGATGTCCATCTGATTCCAGAATTCATCCTTGTTGTTGACAACACCTTCTTTCTTGAGTGCAAAATACAGCCTATCCCAATCAAGCTCTGCTAGGCTTTTAACATTGCCATGACTTTTTTTTTACTGTCGTCTGCGTTTTCTATAACAGCCCGTACAAATTCCAGTTGCATTTCAGCATCGGTGTGTCCTTCCCACCATTCGGCATCGTAGACATATCCGTTTGCTTCCATGATAATCTGTATGATTTCCCTTAGCAATTCATCTTCATCATCAGAGGATATGGCATCGATCATTTCCTTGCGTTTCTTCTTATTCTTTATTTTAAGTGCTTCAATCATCTCTTCAACCCTAGTCCAGAAGTCAATGTATTTCTTCCTAGCAATGTTAGGGATGAAGTAAAGCGTAAAGGTCTGTGTTGATACTTTTATGTCAAATCGTGGTCGGTCAATGCCTATCTCTCTCATGTTCTCTCCTATGCTATAAACAGCTTCATCAGCCGATAGCCTTCGTCTGGGTCTGGTTCTGCGGTGAACCCTACAGTAAGCTCATTAACCCCGTCCTCATTGATTCCCTTGAAGTTGAAAGCAGCTCCACTGTCCAATGTTGCATTGTAGAGGGTGAATTGCCATTCAATGGAATTGAACGCTGTTACCGATACTCCCGAAGCATTGACCTTTGCGTCTGCGAGGTCAACATAGGTTCCGCTTGCCACGATCAAATACAAGTTGGTTGCATCGGTGTAAAAGTGTCCCTGCGCACCTACCGTATTTGCATCACTGACATGTACCTCGTGCATTCCTGCAATATTAACATATCCGTCAATCTCGGTTGTCCATGGAAGTGAAGTGGTAAACACCGTCTTGGGGATGGTGACAAAATCATTGATTGTGTCAGTATTCAAAGCGGTAATATCGTCCTCTACTATGACATGGCTATCCTGTCCATCAAAGTGCGTCAATCGGTATGATGCGCTTCTAAGGTCAGTGACATGATTGGGTGTGTTGACCAAATCACCTGCTGACATTTCTGTTACGCCACCCAAGATTTTATCAAAGATGGATAAATCCCAATTCCAGATTGCAGACGGCGAGAGTTGGAAGGAGAAGTTCTTGATTTTTTTGATCACTTCCTTGTAATTCCCACCGTCCAGAATCATTACATCCCAGTTGAGTGTGCCTGTCGCCCCGCCAGCGACAAGACCCACATCTTCGAATCCGTCCCCGATATTCACAGCTAACTGAAAACCATCGGGAAATATGTATTGTTTGCTAGCGGTTTGTCTAGGCATATATCCTCCTAAGCCTTGAAGAGCTTCATGAGCTTGAAACCATCTGCTGGGTCGGGTCGTCCGGTGAAAGATACGGTGATTTCATCAAGTCCATCTTCATTCACACCCTTGAAGTTGAATGATGCCCCTGCGTCCATGTTGGCATTGAACAGGGTAAACTGCCAGTCAACCGTGGTCAAGGAAGCATCACTGTAGTGAGTCATTCTCACTTGGACGTCGGAGAGGTCAACGACATGGTCGGCTCCTGCAAAGTCCAAATCATCACCAGCGGAAGGGGTGCTTGCGATGGTCTTGGTGAGAATCCCATCAAACACCTTCACGATGGTTGCAGGGTCCCAGTTCCACAAGGCCGATGGCGCAAGGGCACAAGTGAAGTTCTTTGCTTTCTTGATAAGGTCTTTGTAGTTGCCTGCATCAAGCCTAATCTCGTCCCAGTTAAGGGTTGCTGTAGCACCTGCTGCTACAATACCGATGTCAGTCCACGTGACCCCATTGTCTGTTGATACTTCCAACTGGAAGCCGTCTGGAAACTGATAATTCGCTTGGTCTGTCTGTCTAGGCATTGCGTTATCTCCTGTAATTTACTTCTACTGGACAAAGCCAGTGGTAATCCTCATAAGCAGGTGGTTGTATGACCGCTTGCATATATCCATCATAAAACACCCTATTGAGTGCATCGTATACTTTCTGTGCTATCTCTATAGCCTTCGCTTCGCTTGTTGACCGACAGGACACTTGGAAGGTCTGCGGTCTGTAGTCTCCCGATCCAAAACTGGAAACAGGGAATATCTGTATGGTCTTTTCAAGGTCTTGGAATTGCGTTGGTATAACCTGGTTATTGAATATAGCAGGATAGGTGGTAGCCCCTACGGTGAATGAAGAAAGCAAAGAGGTTACAGAGGTGTCAACGCTCAAAATCTCATAGATGTTAAATCTTGCTGTTTGCACGTTCTGCCTCCATTGCCTTTCGGCTGTATCGCTTCAAAATGTCCGCCACATCACCACCATCCACCAGCTCTTTAGCAGGTCTAAGGTAGGGTTGTGCAGGTTGCTTCACCGTTCCGTATTCTTGGAAGTATGCGTGCTCCACATTCGACCCTACATACACCTCGTTTTCCTTCAGCCCTGCCTTGTCAAGCGGTGGTGCTTTCTGGTCACTAGAGCGGTTGTTGAGCAATGCGCTTTTGGTATGACTTATCACGCTGATGGAGTTCCTAAGCTGTCCTTGGTCAACAGGAGCAAGCACCTTCGCCTGTGAAGCAATGACCCTGCCGTATTCAAACGCTGTCTCTACATTGGCACGCTCTACTGCCTTCTTTACATTGACCAGCTTTGTTCTGGTTATCTTGGTCTTCACAGTATACCCCCACTATCGCCTAGGACAATGTAATCTTCCGGTGGAGTATCGGTAATCACCTGTGTATCAATACGCTCTGCACCAATGACACACACGCTTCCTGCAAATCCGACATTGTCGGGGAAGACTATCTTGTACCAGAGTTGATCGTGCCAGATAATGTTCTCCGGTGGAGGTGCGAAGCCTTGGTCAAAGATAAACACCTTGTCTACCGTATCCCATACCTTTTCATTGAGCAGTCCCTTCAAAGCGTTCTTCTGGTATCCATGGGCCGCTACCTTGTAGTCGTATTCGTATGATGATTCCATTTCCCCTGTCATTGGGTTGTAGGAGGAGAGCGGAGCGTAGAAAAGAATGTCTGTGGTTGGAAAGTCGTTGAAGTGCGATAGGATATTACTGAACATTACTCAACCTCGTGCCCTTGCGCTACAACCGAAAATCAGCTTTTTCATAGCATATACCTGTTGGTCGTATTTGTGTACGGATTGCGCATTGACCCTACATCAATCTGTGTTCGCTTGAATCGCTTTATCAAAGCAATCAAGGCTTTTGGATAGCCCCAGTTTTGATCTATCTTGTTGCTGTCGTCATAAGAAACACTTAGAACGCCCATGCTCTTTGAAGTAACCCCACTCTGGTTTGCGCTGTCTACCGTAGAGCTTTGGATGTCGTACAAAACCATCTTAGCCACTGCAAGTTTAAGGGCACTTGGAACAGGGGAGACAGTGAGCGTAAAGCTACCACTATCGGTTGCCCTCTTGTCTATGGTGATACTGTGCTCACAGAAAGAGTAGATGGAAGCATCGGGAATGTTGTCCCCTTGTACCTCTGCCCCTTCGTATACGTCATAGAATGATTCTGTGGATTCCAGAATGTATGAATCAGTCGTTGAGGTTACATCGAAGGTAAGCCCATAAGACACCCTTGTAATCTGCTTAACCACATCAGCCACGATAGGCTCGTATATGGCAAACAAATCATCGTAGGTGTCACCGCTTATTTGCAGTAGGCTTTTGAATTCGCTTAGGCTTAGCATCTGCTACCTTCTTGTTTTTTGGGTTCTCTGCACATCGTGGAATGTGAATCCGACATACGCTATCTGAATACTCTTGCTTGCAAAATGGACAAATCATAATCGCTCCATGAAGCCCCACCCCGAAGGGCAGGGCTGTAAAAACTAACCTAGGACACGAACAGCGAGTTCTGGATACAGGGTCTTTACCCCGTAGAGAATATCCATTCTCCACTTGTTTGCGTCATTGTCGATGTCGTAATCCCTTACGACCCGAAGGCTCAGACCATCGTATTTGACGGTGTAGGACTCAGCCCCTTCAGCCGGAGCAAGCGGAGCGGTTGCAAAACAGAAAGCGTCTCTCTGGAATGCAATGTTCGCTACGTGTGCGCTAGCAGATACATCGGGGAAGGTTACAGCTGCGGAGGTGAAGTCCCCAAAGGCAACCGGAAGGGCTGGGTAGATAGAAACAGCGGCAATGACACCGGCTACAGCAGCAGCGGTGTCCGCTGTCACAGTAAAGGTGTAATCGTCAATCTTCAGCAAGTCACCCTTGAGCAACTTTCCGGTGGAAACACCAGCAGCACTGGTAAGCGCAATCGAGGTTGCTCCAGCTGCGCCAGCGGTAATGGTCACATCTGCCAAAGCAGCATAACCACCTGCGGTGTGGGTCTGGATGTCTGCATCAGCTGCCAAAAGCATACCGTACACACGACCGATTGCGGCGTTGCGGAGAGCAGTGTTTGTGCCACTCTTGTCAACCTCTACAAGGCTATCGAGCTGGAGGAACTTTGCTTCTGCGTCAAAGTCCATGAGGAATGCTCTCCCGTCCCTTGGTGCACGATTCTTGTTGAGCATCTTGTTGATGTTCGCAAGGTCGTCCAATCCATCGGGAGTTACACCGGATGTTCCTACATAATAAGGAATGTCAACGTAGAGGGCAGCAAGCGAGTTGTTGACCTTCTCCGCTAATGCAATAGCCGATGGCATGATAACCTGTCTGGTAAGGTCGTCAATGTTGAGGGTCAGCTCCTTGCTTGACAACTTGAACGGTACGGTTCTCTGATTGGAGAGCTGTACCTCTACTGCGGTTTCTGCAACCTCATTGTATGCCGAAGCAATGGAAGCCGAACCGTCAGCGGTGGAATAGCGAGCAGGTTTGATGACCTGAATAGTATCCCCTGCCTTACGGAAGGTGTTGTCGAACTGCCGATTGACAAGCGGCAAGAACTTGATTTGATCCTTGAGAATAGGCAATGCTCTTTCTGCAATGAGCTTTGCGGTTACGAATGAATTACTCATGTAAATCTCCTGTTAAAATGTGCCTGCTGCCTTCATGGAAGCCGCAAGGTCGAAGTCTGGTGCGCCCCCGTCTGGAGGTGTGTCGCTAGAAGCGTTCTGGGCTTTGATACTCTTCATGAACTCATCGTACTGCGCTGATACCTGCTTGATTCTCTCAACCGTCTCTGCTTCATCGTTTCCAAGATAGGCATCGAGATTGACAAACGGAGGGAGCTTTCTGTCGCCCAACTCTTTTTGCGCTACCTCTTTCAATGCCGCTCTGGTTGCTCTCTTGTCGCTCTCTTCCTTCTCATGTCGAAGGGTTTCAAGGTCTGCTTGCATCTTGGCGAATTCATAATCTCGCTTCCTTGCAGGTTTGTCCTTGTCGGGAGCGTCCAACCAAGCCTTTTTCAACGCTTCGAGGTCGTCCATAGGAACCTTTGCCCTTAGTTCTTCTAACTGTGTTGTGAGTTTTTGACGCTCTGAATCGAACTCTGTTTTCAGTTCCGCTTGCTTTGTATCAAGCGTCTTGTTGATTCTTGCGTCCACGTAAGACTTCAAAGGTGCGGTCTCTTCGAACAGCTTCACCTTCTCCGCATCGGAAAGCCCCGAAAGTGTTGAATCCAACCCCGCCAGTTCTTTCTTTACGTCTTCTAGTGTACTCCCTTCCTTGAGCGTTGTCAACTTCGAGAATACATGGTTTGCTACTAGTTCTGTTAATGTCATTTTGTGCTCCCTTGGGATTTCTCCCTTCTATATCTAAGTAACCTTGGTTACTTCTTTTTTCCATTTGTCATAGTTCTTGTAAGTGATGATTGTAGACTTGCCTGTCACTGGGTCTTTACCCCTTCTCACTGTCGGCTCCAAACCTTCAATGATTTCAATGGTTGTGCATCTACAATTGATATTATTACGAGCTTCAGTAAAGTTGCCAGGATATAAGGCACGATCCGAACCAATGCGAAAGTATTCATCAATCCCTATCGTGGTTCCGTCCAACGCCCCATGCTCGTCTCTTGTCCTGTCGTCAAGGGTAGCAATCCAACGCTTTTTCTTGGATACATTGCTTGTCTTGGATTCTGTGTATACCCCTGCGTTGTAACATCGGTTCCCTTCTGTCCTTACTACTCTTTGGGTCTTAAAAGCGGAATTAGCAAAGATAGGTTTCAAAGACTCCACTTGCTTGTTGTAACTCACCCCACTGATAAAGCCTTGCTTCACCGTCTGCTGTATCTTGGTAAGGTCAGCGGTAGCATTGTCTGCCAATATCTGTTTGAGCGTCTTGCCTGTCTTGGGTACAATGCCTAGGGCAATCTCTTTGAGTCGTTCGTTTCTGATAGCCTTCCAGATATCCAAATCCCCCGTGACCGCAAGCTCTGTGACAAGAGGGTTGAGAAGGGGTGCAGTTTCCTTGATTCCCAGAATGCCACTGAAGGACTCTGTTACATATCTGCTCCGGTAATACCCCTCTTCCACAACATCGGTCAGCCCTTGTTTTACTTGTGCATAAGCCTTTCGGGTGGTGTCCAAGAAGATACCTTGCATTTCCTTGTTGAGCTTTTCTAGACGCTTGTATTGGTTCATGACCACCCAATAATCAGATACATCGGTGTTTACCAGATATTCTGCGTAGGTAGTCTTGAGCAGGGAAAGGATGGAGTCACGCTCAGAGCGGTAGAGCGCAAGGATTTCCCTTGCCTGTTGCTCTATCCGCTTGTCGGTGAGTTCATGCGCTTGCGTCTGTAAGCTCTGTATGCTCATAGCTCTATCTGTGGTGCCTCCGCACTCTTGCGTTCTGCGATTTCCTCAGCGTCCATGTTGGGGATACGCTCTATCAAGGTTTGGCTGTCTACATACCCTGCCATGAGGTTATTCTCTTCCAGGATAGCCTTCACATTGTCCGGTATGTTCCGCTCTATCTTGATGGTCAAAGGCTCTACCTTGGTATTCACCCCCATAACCGTCATGGATTCAATGAGAGTGTCTATCAGCTCGTAGCGTCTTTCAAGACCTTCTTGCCTGTATGCCACAATCTCACTTGCCTTGAGTTCCATCGGATAAATGCGGTATTTAAGAGCAGTACCTGAAGGGTCTTGCCCTAGATCAAGTTTTGTGAAGTCGAAGATACCGCTAATCTTATGAAGCTCGTTGATGAAGTGATTGAGCATTGCTTCACGTAGGTCTGGGTCAAGGTTCTGTTCCACAAAGTCAAAGAAGTCCTTCCCGTTGCCTTGGTCTCCCTTCTCCATGCCAAAGACAGCATTGAGAGCAGAGAGGTTCTTCACAAGCTCGTCCGTCTTTTCTAGTGAGGTTATCAGCGTTCCCCTAGCATGTCGGTCAAGAGCGTTGAGTGTGTTGGTCTGTAATGCGTCTATGATGTCTACATAGTTTTTGACACACAACCATGTCGGGGTGGAGGTGGAATTATTTTGGGTAATGACCCATGGGACCATGCCATAGTCATTCGGCACTTCCTTGTCAAACTCCCAAACACCTTCAACCTTGGTGTACACATCTGTTCTATCTGCGTAATACACACGCATCATTGTTTCCTGTTGCCAGATAACCGATAGGAGTTCCTTTGCTATTGATGTGCTATAGACAGGCTCAACTTGCATCGGGGAGACGTCAACGAATCTGGGTATTACCTTGTCCCCGTCCTTTTCTATGAAATGCAGCTCGCATGATTTACCGAAGATACCAGCTTGCTTGATTTGCTTTGAGGTAAGGGTGTTCTCATGGTTCTTCTTATTGATCGCATCGATAAGCTCTTTGTATTTGCCTTCACCCACATAATTGATTGACTCTGGGCTCCCCATGTATCCTGCCATGATGTCAACGATGTATCTTGGATAACCGGAGGGTGAGAAATTGTTTGGGCTAATTCGTGAGGCTTCCCGATGATTCCAAATCTTCCTAAGCTCAGATGGGTCACCATTATAATACGATTCCCATTCCCTAAGATTGTCACATTCTATTGCGAAGCCCTCTACATCGGGCACATACATCTTATTCTTAATCTTTACCAAATCTGCTCTCATAATCCGAGTGCCCCCATGTTTATATTTTCTGCCTGTGGTTTACGCTCTTTATATCGCTCTGTTGCGTACCTAAGGCTGTCGATTAGATGGTTGTACTTATCTTCCGGTATCGGCATGATATCCCCAGTAGTGGAGTTTACCTTGTAGGAATACAGCTTGAATTCCTCTATCGTGTGCTTGCAGCGAGGATGGATAATGACCTTCTTGAAGTTCCTTATGCGCTCTATCCCTGCGTTGATAGAACCCTTGCCCTTCTTGGCTGAACTTATCCTAAAGCCTTGACGCTTCATGTAGCTAATCAGCTCCGGCCTTGCGCTATCTGCGATGATAGGCCATGAGCGAGTGGTTGGGATGGTATCGAACAAAGCCGGATGATCGTCTATCTCCACCCCTACGCCATATGCTTCTGCGTCAATGTACAAGCACCCCTCGTGTGCGTAACATCGGATAACAGCGGTTGGATCGTGAGCAAATCCCCAGTCAGCACCGTGCATGTAGTGAGGTTCTGGAATGGTTGTGAAGTCGTCAACAATAAACTTCCCTGCGAAGATACAAGAGTCAGAGAAGTTGCGAGGTTTCCCTTCCCACACCCAAAGGTATTTGTCATAGTTGTATTCCTTGTCGTTCTCCATTTCCTTACGGAGGACTTCTGGGAAGTATGGGTTATCCAAGAAGGTTTGGAACAATACAAAAGCGTCCTTGTTCTTGTGCTTTACGAACATGCGATAAACAGGGTCGTCTTCAGTATCGGTGTTGAAGTCTATGTAGAACTTTGATCCCTCTGCCCTTATCGTGGGAATGAGCTTGTCCCATGAGGACTGTGGCACCTTGTCTGCTTCTGCAACCCATACCCTGGTTATCCCTTCCATGCTCTTGATGGAGTCGATGTTGTGCCTTAGACCCTTGAAGATAAACTCGCTTCCGGTTATTGAAGTGATGGAAGTCTTTTGGATTGTGAACAGCTTATCAAGGCCCAACATGCTTATCTGTTCAACAAGGGTATAGTATACGGATTCATTGATGGAGTTCTGGAACTCTCTGGTACATAGGATACGGTGTCGCTTTTCAATCGCTTCTACCAGCAATCCTCTAGCAATAGACCAAGTAGCTCCCTTTCCCCTTCCACCGTATACCACATTGTATCGGTAGAGGTCGGTGAAGAATGGCTTGTATTGGTGAAGGATTCCTACTTCTGCCATGTTACCTTGATTGGTTCTCCGTCTTTGCCTGTCATTTCAATATCTTGTTTGTCACGCCAGCTTTGAGGTCTACGGTTCTTGAGCCAGAAAAAACATGCAGTAGAGTCTGGTGGTTGGTATCGTGCTACCATCTTTGTCTCAAGTTTCTCTATCTGTCTACCTTCTTCATCATAAGCCTTGCACTTAAACCCTATCTCTTCCATATAGGAGAATCCACTAGCTCTTGTGAACAGTGCTTCTGACACTATAGAATCAGATACTATCTTACCCTTTTTTAAGGACTCCGAAAAATCCTTATGCTCAAGTTTCCAAAGGTTGAATGTTGATACACTCACCTCAAAAAAGTCTGCCATTTCCTTGTCAGTCGCACCAAGCCTACAAAGCTTTTCAGCTTGTTTACAATACTCTTCCTTGAATTTGCTTGGTCTCCCTACATTCTTAGCCATGCTTTAATTATAACACCTTTTACTTATATGTCAACTATACAAGAAAACCCTAGATACCGCACAGGCTAAATATCTAGGGTCATTGCTATGAATTGTGAATTCCAGAAACTATAGTCAGTATAACATGGGCTGGTGAGTTGTCAAGGATTGTTTTCCTTCATGGCGTATCCTTCTCCGCATTCTCTTTTTGATCGTGCTTGCGCTGCGTTCCATGTATCTAAAGGCATGACGCCAATACAGCAAGTCCCATTCATCGCCTGTCTTTGCTTTTTGTCTTGTTCCCATCATATAGCTCTCCCCCACCAGTCATAGTATCACCTTTCCTAGGTTACTCTACTCAGTGGCTTACCAACACAAGTTGGTCTTGCTCCCCTACGAAGAGTGGCTGGTTTTTATAGTGTTACTCCTTATCAATCCAATCCACTTCACCAGTAATAACTATTTGCCGTTTGCCTGTCGCATACTTGATAAATCCGTATTCATTTTCAGTTGGCTTTGGTGTTACTGTCATTTCCATATCGGCAAGATGAAACCCATACCCTATGAGAAACTTCTTAACCTCCTCTAGAAATTCATCTGGGGCAAAAGACCCATTTCTTTATATGGTGTTTGATATTTCAGAATCCGCTTTTTTGAACTCTTCTGAACTAACACCGGATTGTGCAATAATCTCACTAATAGCAAGCGCATTCTGTTGTAACTCTTTGTTTGTCATTTGCTTTTACCCTCCTTTTAAGTTTATTGACTTGTCTTATTGCTATTCCAATAGTATTGCTGTTGTATGAAGGGTCATTTTGTAAATAGCCTATTGGCGATATAGCTTTTAACGTTCTTTTTAATACCTTAACCGCAACTCGTTTTTTCATCACACCCTCCTGTTCCAAGCGTCGATGGCTTGTTGCCTGTCATGCCACCAACCAACTTCGATCAAAACACTGCACTCATGCTCAACAGTGTAGATTGCTTCATCATTCTCATCGGATTCTTCTATCAAATCTGGATACTCTTTACAGAAAGGACAAGGCAAGCACCCATCCTCATTCAGCACACCAAGGTCTTTGATAATCATGGTCATACAATCAAAATCACGCTCACTCTGGTTGTGGTCTGAACACCATATTGATGTACAGAAAACACAACCACTACATTTGTTGGTCTGCTTGACTGCTTTGACCATGTGAGGCTTCCCGTCAATCTCTTCGACCCACTGTTCGCCTAACTTTCTCATTCAATACTCCTTTCCATGCTTGTGAGGTCTTGACTCGTTGTATTTCATCTTTGCCTTGATGTGCGATTCCAGGTCAATGCCAAGATATCCACACATGTCTGCTACACGAATAACCACATCTGCAAGCTCGTCTTCGAAAGTGTCCTTGACCTTCTCGATGAACATCATGTCGAAGGTATCTGCATCATCGTCTGTCTTTCTGTTTGCGTAGATTGATAACCATTCGGTATCCTTCCGATCAAAACGCTTTCCCTTCCTATCCGCTTCCAACGCTTCCCCCAACTCTGAGACAATGAGCATGAGCATTTCCCCGATGTTCTGTCCCCTGTGGTGAAAGCCATGCTTGAGCGCATTAGCAAACGCTTTGTCCTGCATCTTCTTGATGGTCATGATTCCTCCTTGTAGAAAAATGGTCGGGGAGAAGCTAAGCAACTCCCCACCATAGCTCTTTGCTAGTCACTTGGAGCGTCCAAGTCGTATCAATGCCATTCTATGGTAGACTTACCCGCCGTTCTCCGAAAAGATACGGTGCGCTTGTAACAAATTATACCATGGTTTTACTAAACTTCCAAGACATACTTTTGCGCTCTTTCGATAATTTCCATTGTCCTATTGAGCAATGCAAACATTTCACCAGACATGTTATCTGGTATTGCTTCCCCCTTTACATCGGTGCATGCAACACCAAAATACTTTTCCCTCCTGTCTACAACTATCCTATCAAGGGAGACAGCCATTTCGTAAGTCCTGCCAATGATTGACCTCAAATCGTCCATAAAACCCTGCGCTGCTTTTGCTTCTTCATTCATAAAATCCCCTTTGTGCTTATAGCACTGATAAATCGTATCTACAATGCACCCTCATTTTTCTCTGTGGGATACATAGCCCATATTCCCTGCAAGTCTCGATTGATAGGCTTGCCCTTGTTTGTAGCTCTTCTCTGACCGTCTCAGCACCTATTAACCATGTCTCGTTTTGATCACGAAAGTTGATGATAAAAGCAGGGATGGTGCCTACTTGATTAATATCCGCCAACTTGTCCGCTTGCTTCAAGCAGCTTGCCGGAACGCTCTTACCCTTGTGGCTCTTTAGCTCTAGCAAGTACAGAGTGCGCCTAGAAAACACAAGACAGTCACAGAGGTTGGAGGAAGTGAAGCGTAGGTCGCTAGATGTTGACCACCCTCCTGCGTCCTTCAGCCTTAAGTAGAGTTGATCGGGAAGAACGCTTGCCTTGAAGTCTGCTTCGAACTGCTTACCTGGTTTCATGCTTCCTCCCATGTTGCATTGCATTTATCTCATCAAACGACCTTCCAAGAATCTTTCCATCTTTCTTTGCATCGACCTTACATTTCTTTGTCTGTTCTTCATCTAATTTGCAATAGTCTTTATGCTTGCAATCTTTTTGACAATATTTGTTCATTGCTTAGCTCCTCGAAAAATCCGCTGTCTTGGTTATTCTGTTTAGGCAAAGAGCAATACTGGTTGCTTGATATTTTGTAAAATAGATGATGTCCTTATCCCCATTGTGATAGAAAGCTCCTTCCTCACCGAGGTACATTTCCTTGCCACGAATATTGGCCTTGACTCGATACACTCTCAGTTCATCGTCCATTTTCATTGCTTGTCCTCCCATCCATCCGGTATATATTCTTCTGATTCCTCAACACCCATTAACTCTTCCCAATACTGGTCGAATCCTTCAGCTTCAACACATGATTCAGTTTCATTGTCCCACATATTAACCCTCCCATTCATCGGGCAGGGTGAGGGAGTCCTTCCAGTCGCCGGAGTAATCTAATTCAATAGGAAGGAAACTAAAACGACCCTCAGTCGACATCCAGTATCCTGCTTCTTCAGCAAGCACTGGTTCTTTGACATATACCCACCATAGTTTATCTTGGTCTTGTGCTACAATAAGCCCAAGAACATTAGCCACCTCTTTGGGTTTTTTCATCCCACCACTCATCAGCCTATCATAGGCTTCGGCTTTTTCTTTGAGGGCAGAGATTTCATCACACTGCTTGGTGATTATCTCTTGGAACTTCTCAACGCTTTGTTTGTCCATCTAAATCCTCCTTGATCCTCTCTATCAGTTCCTTCGCTTCTATCGGGTGTGTTTTTGGATCGAGTAGAACTCTGCTGTTGCACTCCAGACTGCACACGGTAGCCAAATTCAAAGGGTGGTGTATCACGTCCTTTCCGTATTGCTTCAAGTAGCTCTTGCTCTTGGGTATCCTATGTGCCAATTGTAGGTTTCCGAGGTGCAACGGTTTCCCGCACACCTCGCATCTGCAACCACGCTCTACCATCAAGCGGATACGGTTCTCTTGGTAGTCCAAGCGTTCTCGTTCGGTCAAAATGGTATCAGCTCCGAGCTATCGTCAACAAAACTCTCCGGTCCACTCTGTTGCTTCGGGTATCGGTTTTCTTCCTTCGGATCGCTCTTGCCACCCATGAGTTGAAGGTGGTTCACAATGATAACGACCTTGCTCCGGTTCTGACCGTCCTTCTCCCAACGCTCTTGTCGGATTTCTCCGGCGATGGAGACCTGTTGCCCTTTGGTGAGGTATTGGTTTACGCTCTGTGCCATCTTGCCAAACATAACACAGTCGTAAAATCCAGCTTCATCTTCCCACTTGTCGTTTTTCTTGACGCTACGATTTGAAGCGATAGAGAATTTGCCTATAGCCATACCGCTGTTGGTGTAGCTAAGCTCTGCGTCTCGTACCAGACGCCCATTGATTGCTAATACATTCATGTCGTTCATACAATCTCCTTTACTAAGGTCAGTAACCATATGAGATAACACCTATCTCAAACTTTAAGTCGTTCATGCTTTCTCCTTTACTAAATTATACCACAGATATGGCATATTGCAAGCCTATTCTTCCATACCACGCAAGATTTCTTCCCACTTCCTGGAGTTGATTCCTGCAATGGTTGCTTCTCGTATCACTTCATCGATTGCGTCCTTTCTTTGCTCAACGGTAAAGTCAGCCCAGCTTTTCGGCACCTCAGCATATCTGCCTTTCACATCATCAAGGCTCTTTACATGGCGCACCTTCCCGTTTTCTATGAAGATGTATTCATCAGCTCCGGCGGCCCTCAGCTTGAAAGTGTCTCGCATATCATCATAGGATTCGTAACTTGAAAGGCCACTTTTCCAATATTCGCCAAGAAGTGCATGAAAGGCCCTGTTTTGTGCGTCACTACCGACACGTTCCGGCTCACACATCTTGATAGTTATGTATCCACCATGCTTCTTGTCGGTCTTTGAGAACAGCTCCTTTACCTTGTCCTTGTGGGATGGTGGGACTATTGCTAATCCCACCTCCTCTTGCTTAACCGTCCACGATACGGTCATAAGTCCTCCGGATCAAAATAGATTTGTCTTAGAAACTTCAGCTTTGGTTTAAGGGTTCCCCTTGCCACCCAACTGTGTACCGTCTTGGTCTTTACCCCTTTCATCTCTGCAACCTCTTCCACAGTCAAGAGTCCTTTTGGAATTTCCATGAAGCGTTTGAGTTCTTCTTGGCTAATCTCAATTTTGTTGTTTGGGGTGCTGTAGGGTCTCGTTACCTTCAACTCTCCGCTTCGCACGTAATTGTAAATGGTTTTTTCATGGCACCCTACAATCTTTGCCGCATCTGCTACTGTCATGCTTCCTCCTTCATGCCAAATGGTGTTCCGTCTTCGAATTTGTAATAAGTAAAAGCGTCTATCCAACAAATTCTTTCCCCTTCAACAATGATTCCTTCATCGTAATAACCATCATGCTGAAATATCACATCCCTCATTTTTAACCACTTCTCACGATATGGCTTGAACTCTTCTGCGTTTTTGAATGGGCGGTAGGATGGTTCCTTGATGACTTCTAGCACTGTGAATGGACACCTCCAATTTTCCACATGTACTTCGACAAGAATACAATCATAATAAATACCAGTTACTCGTCCAACTTCCCCTACAATTTTTTTCTTACCAACATTTTCTGTCTCAAAAATACAGTTTGAATCATCTTCATCTGGTGTAAAATCCCTAATTATTCGTACTTTTGTACCTATACATACCTTGTTCTTCACCACCCATTCTTTTTGACGTTCCTTGTATGTTGGTTCCGGCTCAGGGTAGAAAAGTAACTCTGCACCATATTTGTCGCTTACAAATCTAGTGGTTACATTTTCCCCACGAATGGACAATAGTGTTATCTTTTTATCTTCTTTTCCAAAACTGTATTTCAAGTCGGATAATGTCGAGCCGATCCAGCCCTTCTGTCCGACCTTTGCCTGGTCTGCTGTTACACTGGTCAAAATCTTGTTCTTGTCAAATTCCATAACTTCCTCCTAAAAATCAGCCTTAGGCTGTTCACCCTTTGCAAGTGCTACAAAGGGATTGTTCTTCAATCTGCGGTTTTTTTGCAGATAGTACACCATTACCAAGTGATTGAAACATGCGGTCATTCTGTCAATATCGGTTTCGATGGTCTTGAAAGTAGGTTCTGCGGTTTCCTTGTCAAGGTGGAGCAAAGCGATATTTTCAAGCCTTTCTTGCCCCTCATGGAGCCCTTCATTGTATGCTTGGAGATATGCACAGAGCTGGTATTTCATTTCATCGTAGATACCCTTGCTCGTCTTAAAATCCACCAAGTACTTATGCCCATTAATCAGTGCGATTGCGTCAAAGCGTCCCGCATATCCGACATTATCAGAAAACACCTCGCATTCCGTTTCCAACCACTTAACATGGTTCTTCTCTTCCCAGCTCTTGAAGGCCGAGAAAGCGGTTCTTGCTTGGTCACATTGAAGGAATTGCTCTGGGTCAAGACCATTGATATACGCTTCAATGGCATGGTGTGCTTGCGTTCCGGCCGAAGCTGCATCGTCCCTTTTCTGTGCGTATGCCTTCCTTGCTTGCTCCAAAACCTGTTCCCCACGATGCACATCCAATGGGTCTTTGATCGCTTCCAAGTTATCTGCTATGAAGTCTACTGCACAATTACTAGCCCAACCCAGCAAGGCTGGCTTGTCCAACAATCCTAGAATCGTAGTCACTGAAGGGTATTGCACCCCGTTTCTCTCGTATGCCATTACTTCTCTCCTTTCATTGCGGTCATGAGGTCTTGCCATCCGGTTGTCTCGCCAATCTCTACGGTCATGGGGACGGTTCCTGTTCGGTCTTTTGAGTCAAAGTTACCACCCTGCGTTGGGGTGTAGAGAACACGCTTGTAGTCCTCACCTTCCTTTCTGATCCCCAAGTAAGAGATAACATCAACCATGTTTGGGATTTCATCGGAGAGCTTGGTTGCTACCTGTATCCTATGTTCGATGGTTTGATCGTTCTGGATTTCACTCACATGCGACACGATAATGACATTCTTCTTGGTGTCACGCAAAAACTTGATGAAGTTCCGCATCTGCTTTTTGACCTCACCCCATCCTGCCATGGTGAGCCCACCGTCTCCGGTTCTATACTTCGGCCCTTTGATTTCTGGTGAGTCAATGAGCTTGTCCATGGCCTCGCCAAGAGGGTCAATGACAATGGTGTCGTGGTCTTGCAAGAGATTCAGCAAGTCCTTTTTGTCCCCACTGTTGAGCCAATGGTCTAATCTGACTACATCGGCACTAATCCCACGTGAACCAAGATATTTCGTACCGTTCTCGAAGTCCAAGATAAGTGGTCGTGGAGCGGTAGCCGCAAAGGTAGTCTTTCCTGTTCCACCCTTCCCATAAACCAGCATTACCAGATTGTTTTCCGGTATGATTCCGCTTGTGTTCTCTAACGTCATAATGTCCTCCCTATTCCTATTGCGATAACAGCCCCATATAGAGCCAAAGCCCAATGCTGGCGGTGATAATCCAACCAGCCACGAAACTAATTGATTTGATCGCTGTCATATGCTCTCCTTTGATAATTAATACGTATGAATATAGATTATTCTACCACCATCCTCAAATGCCTTTTCAAGCATCCCAATTTGTTTTTCCAGATGCAATATATACTCTTCTGGAGTATATTCAACTCTTTTTTCGCAATCAGCTTTATAGTCATTCCAGCTTATTGCCACCTTCAACAAATTACCAGATTCATCATACCAACACATTTTTGTTTTTGGCATTTTCGTATTCTCCTTTGATGTGATGCTTAGTCTCTGATTGCCAACAGAAAAGCTGGTTCAACACCAAACTCTCTCATGTGCTTGTTACAAGCCTCTACAATTGATCGGTTAAAATCAACATTAATGCCTTGCTCAAGATTTACTTGTGCGATTCTCGCATTGTAATGCTCTTCAGCAAACAATCTCTTAAATTCTGCGTCCTTTCCATTGCTCTTTGGTTTAAGTCCATTTCCGCCTAACATCATCGTTGTAATCTCCTTTTCTTTCCTTGATAATTAATACTACACCCTATAGTATTATTTGTCAAACCCTATTTCACAGATATATACATCTTTTTTGTCTTTTCGTTCGTGGGACATGCAAGCGATACCCAATCTCTCACAAACCCCTTGCGCTATGCAGTGATTGCAGAGGATTTGCGTAGAGGGTATAGCTGTGCTGTCCTTGATGATTCCATGCTTCCCATTTACTTTTACTTTGGTTCCTATGTCTAAATCAATCATTGTTTGCTCCTTTTTAGATACCTAGAATATTTTTCGTCTTGACAAAATCACTACGCCCATTCTTCAACCTGTGCTTTGTCTGTTTTACCTCGATAGGGTGACAACGCTCCAGAATCCTTGAAAAGATACGCTTGTTGGATATGTCCTCGGGATTCTTTATGTCCTCCAGTGATAAATTCGTGGTGATAATCATCGGCAGCTTTGCGGTGTATCGTGTATCAACAACCCCATAAATAACCTCTTGCATGTAATCCGTTCTACGCTCCGTTCCCATATCATCAATAAGCAATAAGTCATAAGTGTTGAAAGATGTGTAGAACTCCGTCTTGTCAAAGTCCGCAAATGACTTACTTGCTAGGTCTGGAAAAGAAGTGCCCTTGCACTTATAACCTTGGTCAAGAAGAGCGTTGAGAATGCAGTTGGCAAAGAAGGTCTTTCCACCGTCAACCAATCCATAGAACAACAATCCTCTACCCTCTCCTAAGAAGGTTTCGAAGTGCTCTACATACTTCTTGCAAGCGTTGCTTATTGTGGGAAGTGAGTTGTCGTCTTTTTCAAATGTGTTTTCAAGAAGTGAAACATCATTGTAGCAATTCGCCTTGTTCAGCTCTATACGCTCCACAAGCCTTTTCTTCCTATCCGCTTCCTCCTGGTTACACACTTCCTCCGCTTGACAGTCACACATACAACCAAAGGTTTTCTCAGTCCCTAGAAATATTTTCTTGAGCTGCTTTGGTGTGTGACATTTCCCACAATACAATATATCATCTTTGATATAATCGCCTTCTTCCCTAGTTGCCTGCAAATTCATGAATACCTGTTCAATTGCTGATTTTGCTTTCAAAATGGACACTCCCCTTTTTCTTTGAATGGATCAAACTCTGTTCCATGCTCGGTGTAATACTTACCGTCCTCTATCCTAAAAACGCCC